TCGTAGGCGGCCTTACGGGTTGCTTCGAGAATCTTTTTGGTGGCCGCTTCTTGTTCACTGGCTGCTTTCTTTGACGCATCCCCCTTGCCGATAATGGCATTCATTTCTTTCATCAGGGCATTGATTCTGTCCTGTGCTGCCTTTAATGCGTCACTGCTTGCCTTAGATTCCTTGGTTGTCGCGCCAAATAGATTGTCATTTGATTTAAAGGCCAAAGATTCCCCTGCCCCGAATGCCGCCTTTGCCTCACCCTGCCACTTGGCCTTATCCGTTCCCGGAAGGTGTGATACTAGCGTAAATAATCCACCAGAAGCAGCCAATGACGCGGCAGCCACGGCCTGCAATACTCCGTATAGTTTTTCAACAAGGATGATTAACCCCTTGCCAAGCTCTTCTTTTGTTTCCTTGATTTGCGCGTGGAATCTTTGCATGGCGATAGTAGCGCCGTCTTGCGTCCCCTGGAGCATCAACTGTTTCATTTCAAGATTAGCCATTGCCAGTTCGTAAAGTTTAGTCGAGTCGGCACCCTCCTCAATGGCCTTGTTAACTATCTTCATTTGCTCTTTTGTAACTGCTCCCATTCGGACAAGGGCTTTCGGCATACGGTTGGCAATAGCATCGGCCAACCCATCATAAGCCTCTGCCGCCGTAGTCCCGGCAATCTGCGAGGCTGTAATGACAACCCTTGAAAACCGCTCAATCTGTTCAGGGTTGTATCCCAGGGTCATCAACTTGATGGCCTTTTGCATCATGTCAGAATCGTCGATTGTTTCCTTTGTGGCCGCCCTCATACTGGAAATGATTTTTTCAGAACTCACACCAGCAGCATCCGACATGATTTTAAAAGACGATTCGATCTGTAATGCCTTCGCCCCTTCTTCCATGTAGGCCATTGCCTTTCCAGCCGCCATCACCGCCGCGCCGATTGCCACGCTTGCGGCAATCCAGTTTTTTTTCAGTCCTTCCAACATGGTTGTCTGATGGCCGTACTGTTGCTCATTGAGTTGTTTGATTTTTTCAGTTTTGGCCCGTTCAACGCGGATAAGTTCGTCACTTGAATATTTTCCTGACTTAAGGATAAGTGCATAGGCGTTCTCTGCGGCACGACGGCTGCCATCAAAGTATTCGTTAGTTTTTACGCCGAGAGATTGCCACGACTTTTCTAACCCTTTGGCTGTCGCTTCCATGCCGGGTTTGATTTGAGATAGTTTTTCGCGATAAGTTTTATCATCTAAACTTAGCTCGACCCAGACCGTGCCTAAGTTACTTCCAGCCATTATGCCGCCTCCGCAAATGCTTGAATCTTTGTCATTACGGTTTTTATGTCTTTAAGTTCACGTTCCCAGATCACGAGAGTTTCGTAACCATACGGCTTAAACATTTCCGCTCTATCCTCTGGGTTTTGCCCCCGGTGCCAGTAATCGCCAAAAAGCTCAATTATTTTCTTCTGCCCGTTCACGTTAATAAAGTCAGGATTTTTACCCGATATAACGACCTGTCCATCTCCGACAAACTTCCATTCTCCGGGGTATATAGATTCAAGTATTGATAATATTGCCGACTCTGGTTTGTTTGGAAAACACTGCAATGACTTCCGAATTTTCGCCATCCACTCATTCTTTTTTTCTTCACTCGTTGCGGCCCATACTCTCTTACTAGCCTTCCCAATACTCCCCCGATGTTTTTCTGATAGTGGCACTCTTTTATGTGATTCACTCATTTTTTCTCGTGATGCTTCGGAATGGTGTTTTCCCGCCATAGGAGAAGGTTTCCCAAGATGTAATGCCCTTAATTTTTCTATTAATGCCTCGGGCATTTTTGTCCCCTGCATCGGATGGGTGACGCGGCTATTATGACCGTGGACAAATTTTTTCCCGAGCGCAGTCAGTCCGCCGCATCCGCAACGGCAGGGCAAAGAAACTCGTTTTCTTAGTTTCCTACTGACCATTTCCTTAAAGACAGGATCACTCCACCGTCTCCTTGCGGCCTCAGAGCGAAGTCTTCTTGTTTGCTCAGAGCAAAACTTTGCCATTATCCGTTCTCCACAATGTTCTTGATACTGGATTTCGACTCATTTAGTGCCGGTCTTAGAAACGGCCTTGCTTTCATTTTGACGGTGCCGTATTCAACCATGTGAGCATAAAATGCCCCACCCTTATTCCTGTTCCCGGCATACACGCGGATGTTTTGTTTGGGATCGCCTTTTAAGCGGGTAACTCGGATGGAATCTTTCAACTTCCCAGAGTCCACCGGGACAAGTCCCCTTGCCCTGGCCGCCACTAACTCACCGGCCATTTCCAGTCGGTCCATCGCCTTCTTTTCAATCTCGGCGGTTATGTTTTCCGGGTGCCAGTTATCAACTCTCATTCCCGCTGCCTCTCTTTTAGAAAATGATGATATGCCCGCGTGACCTTTTCAAAACATTCCCGTTTTTTCCTCACGCCGTACAAATCCATGACCACATTGACCGCCACATAATTAAGGTCTATTTCTTTGTCCACTTCACCGTTGAAAAAAGTAATTATCTGCCTGCGGACTGTCTGGTAAATCCGCGCTGCATCCTCATTCTCTTCCCTCAGCTCTACCCGGCAGGATTCGCACGGCGGCGTTCCGGGTGGCTTTCTTTCTGCGTACATCGTTCGGCATTGGTCGCATTTCGTGAGTACCGTTCCATTCTCTAACTCGACCCTGGCTGCTGCCTGCTCATCGGCAAACTGCAACCAGTCTATGAGTTTTTTACGGCTTCCTCTTTCTCCTTGACCCCTGCCGACGATATAAGCTGCTGACACCGGGCAACGAACCTGTCAAATACCGGGAGTTTCATTAAGGCTAATTTATTCTCGCGGGTACAGGTAATGACCTTGCCCGTCTTCGCGTCCTTAAAGTTCTCCAGTGCGACAATCGCATAATCCCAAAGATCATCCCTCTCCGCCTTCTGCTCTTCCGGCGTTAAATCAGGGAAGAATCCCATCCGTTCCATTGAGCGGGTTTTGGGATTGTAAACGTGTTCAACCGCCTTTTTTCTTTTCGCCATTCGTTCTTCGATGAACGGGGCGATGCTTCTTATTTGAACCCTTGCATCCTTGACAGGTTCCTCATACACCGGCTCGCCTGTCACCGGATCAATGTGCGAACTGAAAAAATTGAACCACTCACCGCTTGACGCATCCAAATCTAAAAACATAAATCACTTCTCTTTCTGTCCTCACGGACGGTTAAGAAATGGGGAATCCGGGATATTCCTTCATCCCCATTAAATTAGACGACATACATGAACGCACCAGATACCTTGCCTTCAAACGAGGTTTTGGCGCTGCCGTTTCTGTCTGCATCCACTTTCCCGGCGGAAGTCATAAGGATGTTTCCACTGGTTCCCACGGTCAGATAAGACGTGGAATTGATCCAGAACAGAAGTCCGCTTGTGGTGCTGCCATTCAGTTTCGTGCCAGCGGTAACAGCTGACTGCAAAGTGAGCTGCTGGGGATCGGTCGGATCATAGGCTACGTCCGTCAATGAAATCGTGCCGCCGTCTGCTGAACCAAACTCAAAAATGTCGATGTCCACGCCGAACTCGGAAACATCAACGGTTTTGCGGGTTGCACCGGAAATGCTGTATTTGCCCGCACCTAAAATCTTCGACGTAATTCCTAACGTCACTTTTTGAAAGCTGCCTGATAATGTTGCTGCCCTGTCTGCCATAATTAAATCCTCCTTAAAGTTGCTGCTGTTTATTTGAGGCAACAAAAAAGCGGCGCAATAAGATGAGTAAGCATCTTACTATGCCGCTTAGTTTGTTCTTGCGTTCCCGTCGGTCTGGCCGGACGTTCAGGAAACCTCAAATTGTTAAATTAATTTATTCCATCACTCCTAACGCTGCTGCCTTTTTCTCTTTACTGATCTGCATGGCGCACCATAACTTATGTGTCGCCTCGGTAACGATCATGGTCGCCAGATGGCCGACATCAATGGACGTATCAACGTGTATTTTATAACCTAGTTTTTTCAACTTCTGACACATTCCAACATCTTCACCGATGACCAATCCAGTGTCAGGATGTTTCTTAAACTCGAACCACGGATAGGGAATCTTTTTAAAGATGTCCGCCTGGTAAAGAATACATCCCGTCCCGACCGCATCGCACTCGACAAGACTGTTTTTCTCATAGTCTCCTATTCCTAGAGGCGTATAACCGCTTTCCGTCAATCTCAAGATGATCGGATCAAACGGCGGATATCTCCGTGGAACTTTAGCCGCGACAACCGGCAGATTATGAGCAAGCAATTTTGTCACCGTATCCACCGGGTAGATTTGATCGGCATCGCACATTAAAATATGCGTCGCCCCTTCGAGCAATGCCTTTTCCACAATATCATTTCTTAACGTATCAATAGGCCCGTTTTCCGGCTGGATATAAATATAATCCGGTTTTTCCATTAAAAGGAAACTCCGCAAAAAAGCAGAGGGCACCGTCGGGAATGAAAGCGGTACTCCGATTGCTAATCTTAAATTACTGAGCTTCATGCTGCCGCCTTTCCGTCTTTAAGACTTAAAAGTTTTTCAATGTCGCACGACATAAGAATCGGGATGATTTCCCTGATTTCATCTTCCGGCCAATCCCACCAGCGCAAATCAAGCAAATGTTTTATTGTTACGGCTTCAAATCTGCGCTTCTTGAACATTGCAGGATTTCCGGCCACTAAGGTATAAGGCGCAACGTCCTTAACAACGACGCTTCCTGCCCCTATAATTGCCCCGTCTCCAATCGTAACACCGGACAGGATGGTTACCCCTGCCCCGATCCATACGTCATTGCCTATGGCAACGTCGCCCTTTGAAACCTGATAATCTGCAATATCCGGGCTGTCGGGGAATAAGGCCGAAAACGGGAAAGTGGAAATCCAGTCGCCACGATGATTCCCGCCCAAAATTACCTTGCAGCCTTTCCCGATAGAACAGAATTTACCGATACTTAAACCGGCATTTTCTATAAAGGAAACATCGAGGCCGCCATCGGCGTAGGAGTATTCCCCCCAAGTGACGGTATGATGCTTTTCACCGGCTGCCTGTTGCTGCCAGAAGTCGTCTCCCCACTTAGCGGCCAGGTGCTCGTCATTCCGTTTGCATGTTTCCTGATAATTGAGTTGTCCGGACTTTTCCATTTCATTGAACGTCTTTGATCCTTCATGGTGGACATAAACATCGTGGGCTATTCCGACCTTATGACCGGCCTGCCGCGCCCGTAGGCAGAAGTCAATTTCCTCACCAGAGCACGGCCAGAGGCTCTCGTCAAAGGGGTTGCTTAGCGTAAAGGTGTCTCGTTTAAACATCATACAAAATCCAATAACGAAATTGACTTCTGTTGTTTCACCCCGGCACTCTTCTGCCAGCGCCCCGGCCTCTTTGTTAAGCTCTTCAATATTGTTATAAACTGGTAATGTAATCCTCTGAAGACCGGCGCAATAATTTGTCGTCGGCCCCACGATGGAATAATCCTTAAGATAAGCCGCAAGCCGATTTATTGACCCAGGAGTCACCGTAACATCATCATTTAATAGAAGTATTATTTCACCTTTTGCTTTTGCTATCCCTGCATTTATCGCACAAGGGAATCCGGTATTTTCTTCATTTCTGATAAGTGTTGTTTCGGCGAATCCAGAAAACGGAGGTTTAAAGGGTGGAGTTGATCCATTATCAATGATAACGAGTTCAAAGTCCTGTGTGTTTTCAAGAACAGAACGAATACACGCCTCCGCTCTTTCGTGCCCGTTGTATGTAGGAATTATCACAGAAATCATGCTACTATCCTTTCACATCATTAATGAAGGCTGGAATGGTGTTTCTATTCTCGCGCCCTTACTCAGATTATCAAATGCCCACATCGGTTGAAGATTTTTTAATGACCACGCCCTCTTGAAATCAATGTCTTCTGCGGTTTCATAGTGGTGTACCGCCAATGGTATTTTGTGGTCAACATGCCAATCACCGTAATTATCCCACGACATTCCATGTAAAAATTGTTTCTCGAGATGATTTTTTAAATCTTCTAGTGAATATCCAACTAAAGTTTCCCAATGCCGACGGCCTTTATTGTTAAGCAATGACCTCCATATAGCAGTTTTGATATTGCTATTTAATTTCCCTCGCGGGGTTGATCTTAATTTCGTAGCATATCGGCGGGCTGATTCACGGTATGCCTCTACATTAGCAGCACGCCAGCGTTTCCCGCGCATGTAACACTTTTCCTTATTTCCATTTCTGTACTTTGTTACATCATCAATAACCTTTTCTTTGTTATTGAAATAATATAGTTTTTTATGATCAGCTATTTTATCTTTATTCTCGAGGTAATACTGTTTTTTCCATTCGGATATGTATTCTCGATTTGCCACGCGGTATTGTTTCCCTCTCTCCGAACAAATCTCTTTGGTAACAGAACGATACTGTTTCCCGTATTCAGCTATTCTATCTTTATTTTTAAGATAATACTTACTGTCGCAGCACTTACAATTACTTCGATACCCATCCTTTTTCCCGGAGTGTTTATTGAACTCACCGAGGCTTTTAACCTCTCCACATTTACTGCATTTTTTGTCTGTTTTATCCATGTTTTCTTCTACCACAAAAACCAGTTTATGTCAATATAATTCGATGTTTATCTCACTAATTCAGGCTCGTTTTAACTTCAAAATCTATCGCCCAATGTTTCAGTGTTGTGGTGCCCGTGGCCGTGGTCATGTCTTCCGTCATCGTGACAAGATTTGTTTCTTTCATCCAGACAAGACTGCTGCCCGTTATCGTTAAAGAGCATTCGTCATAAAGCGTTTTCAGTGCCGCATAAATTGCCGATATTTCCGTGGCCGATGACGAGGCTGAATAAATGGAAAACTGAATAAGCGTTTCGGACATATCCTCCGTGAACGTCTTTTCAGGAACCGACGACACGATGAAAAAGACGACATAAGGAAACGTCGGCTTGTCCGGCGCCTGATCCAGATACATGCGCCCACCGATGGCCGTGGATAAGGTTGACCCAGCGAGCTTTCCATAAATGGCTGTCAATAGATTATTCAACTCAAAACCTCTTTACACAGCAGTTCCAACGTCTCGTTTCTTTCCGACGGGTTAATAATACTGAATATTGTAAAATACCGCGTTCCGTACTTCACCCGCCATGCCGCGCTGACTCCCGACCGATACCGGATCACAATCCGATGTGTGGCGGTCATCGTATTGGCCTGCGCCTTCACAGCCTCCGCCGCGCTTACCGGCCAAAGCGCCGCCCAAACAGTCGCCACATCTGCCCAGACATCCACATACCCACCCATCCCGTCCGATGTCTGCGTAACGGATTGCAGCGTTATTCTTTTATCAAGAGAACCGATTGGAATCATATTTCATCCCATATCCGGGCATTCGTCAGCAGCGCCATGACCGCTTTATTTTCCTGATAGGACTGACCCGTTAAAATCTTCCCTTCACGGTTTTGGTAAATATCACCGGCAATGAGCTTACATGCTGCTTTGATCTTTGCCGGTATCAGTGACGCTGCCGTCCAGCCGCACACAAAGCGGATCGTTATAGGGTTTGACGGATAAAGCGTGTCACTCGGCCAACTCTCGCCATACGGCAGCACGACCCGGCCAATATTCTCGCCGTTTGTTTCAACGAGGTAATCCGTCCCCGCAACCAAAGTCGTTTCCACCCCGTCCGTATCCTTCCACTTAACAGAAGTCACGCTTTGCAGATTGCCGTAGGGCAGTTTGATATAATTCTCAATCGGCCATTCCTGTAAAACGAAATCCCATGTTGAAGTCAGCAAGGCCCGCCGGGTAATGTCCTCGACCTGTTCTCTGGCAACCTGAATAATGGTGGACAGCATCTCGTCATCGGATGTATCGTCAACTCTTAAATGACTTTTTATCTCTGCCAGTGACAAGGGTTCGATGATCGGCTTAACCACGCAGCCTGGACCGGTGCCTGTGACCGCCGTCAAGGGAACATCCGCAACCAGCATCAAACCTTCCAGCTCATAAACTGACCCATTAGAGGCCGTCGCCTTACAGGTGATTTGATAGTCAACGCCGTCCGTCCCGCCTGTCACCCAGACATAGACCACCGGAGATGTAATAAGTTGCTTGGCAACTGTGGTTATAGTCGCCGTGACATCAACGCCGGTTGAGACGATCTTTGCCGACACCGAAGCCGATGAAATTATCAGCGCTGAAGATACAGAGGAAAAATCAAACTCTATATAATACGATTCGCCTGTTTGCTTATTGCGGAATCTGTCCATCGTTCAACCTCATTAAGCGGCTGCCGCGCTCACGGTATAGGTCACTTTCAATGTGTCGCCGTTGCCGACTGCCTGATCCCCGCCGGTGAATGCCGCCGTGCAGAAGAGCGTACCGCTGGTGCCGGACGCCGCCGATCCCAGGAAAGCGCCTTTAACGGTCATTGCGCCCGTGCAGGCAAAGTCAACCGTCGCCGCGTTCGTTATGGATTTAGTGTCGGCTGCCCCTTCCGTCCATTCCTTGCGGTCGCCCGTGTAGTCCGATCCTTCCGTCCATCCGGCATGAGAGGCCAGCGTGTCGGCGGCAGCCAGAGTGCCCGTTCCGGTGATCAGGCCGATATACCAGGTCGCAATGGCCGCCGTGCCGTGAAACATCACGTCAAGCAGTTTGTTCAATCCCTCGTCCGTCGCCGCGTTTTTGGCTTCTTTTTCCCATTTAAGTTTCCCGTCCTTGTCGTAACAGGCGATATTAAAAAGACCCTTTACATTCAAACTTGTTTTCATGATCCCCTCCTAGTGCTT